AACCCGCTTAGGACATACGACTCGTTAACGAGTTCATAGACCCTATCGCGGATACCTCCCCCAAAGAAGATAAATACCGGGTTAGTGACAGTGATGGTGTCACGCCGTAGCATTCGCGTGAGAAACGCAGGACTGTCGTATAGCAAAGTAAGAGTCTCTGGAAAGCCTGCAAGGTAATCCTTCCTATTGATCTCGTCAAACAAACGAGACACTTCATCCATGTACATGAGACTCGTCTTATGCGGCCTACTACTCAGACCCGACATGATACCCTCAGCGGTACCACCCGTAGCAAGCATAGTATCGTCGTCCACTGTATTGATGATATCAGTAACCATCGTCATACTCGTAGACTTCCTTGCCAACGAGGAATCGCCGAGTACCAACCCCCACAGGTTCGGAATGATGGTACCCCAGTTAGTCGGTATCTTGATGGTATCAGCGAGTGTTGCACTAAGCAGCATTGCAGCACCGAGTTCGTGGTACTGAGTAGGAGCATCGGTACTAGCACTAGCCCACTCTTTGTACACGTCGATGAAGCACTCGTTTCCGGCGTCGGGAGAAACCAGCTCAGGCATCTTAAGCATGCTCTTGGCATCCATGATGGTAACGAGCTTACGATGCTGTACATCGTTCTTCAGCACGTCACGCCATAGATGCTTCGGATGCCTGCGATCCCGAGCGTACTTGTTGCATGCAGCAGTTGAAGCGATAGTGTACGCCTCAACGGTAGTCATACCCGCTTCGATGCAAATGGAGATTAGCCGCCATAGCAACCCTGACCAGTTCTCGTCAGGATCGGGCGGTGTTGTGTACAACGACGCAAACGCTGTCTTGCCGAGGTCAACCTGATACTTGTAGAGAATGCTGTCTACCGTGGGTAGCTTGTCAGCATCAGGGAACGGCTCATCGAATACGTCGTCACCGGTATCTTCTCTAAGAGCGTCAACTTCCATCTGCTCAAACACGTCGCTATCGACCGGTGTTTCCGTAGCCGACAACAACAGCACTTCAGCAGGATCATCGTAGTTGTAGTTGTAAGTGAGTGGAACCCTCAACAACTGAGTCAAGTCCCAACCACTAGGATCAGCCCCGTTACTGTTGTAAGCGTAGGCGATGCGCTTACTGTAGTCTTCCTGCACGTCCGGCGGTACTGTGCTATCCAACCTCCACAGTGCTTGGTACCGCGACGGTGAAGATTGCAGCACTACACTCGGATACGGGTTAACGTACTCAGGCTTGCATGTATCGAGGTCAGCCCATACCAACCGGCCAGGTAGACAGTGTTCCTTCCGACGAGTTCTGTCGTCTAGAAGACTAGTACAGAAGTAAACGTTATTACCTGTTGAGTTCTTTTCGATATAGTCCAGCATGTCTTTCTTTTGCTTGGGCCAATCGAAGAATCTCTGCTTGAGTTTACGTTGCGCCAGCTTCGGGTCAATAAGCCCGATACAAAGGTAACCGTTATCGCTACCAAATAGGTAGTCGAAGAACGTGCTACGAATCTCTGTCTGTTTAGTCGGCATAGGACAGGGACATGGCTAAGGGGTCACCCGAAGGTAACCCCTTTTACCATGCCTACCGATCTATTAGATCAGTGAGCTTCCTGCCGCCACTTCACTTCTAGGCTTGACAGCCTTCACGTCGTTGCTCGGCTCCCAACCCCTCTCAGGATTCCCAGGGTTAACAGCGAGCGTAACGCGGCACTCGCGCCCAACGAGGTCATCGAACTCAGGCTCGAACTCGGAGCTAACGACCTCAGACTCTTCAAAGCCAATAGCCATGAAGAACCTAGCGAGCATGCCGTCGAACATCGGCTTCTTGTCGTACTTCTTGCCGTCCACCTTCTCAGGCGCGATGATGAAAGAACGGAAGACACGGCGGTTATCGTACTCGCCACCGTCGATCTTGAACTGCACGTTGAGCATGTCAGTTCCGGCAGGCAGCTTAGCGTTCTCGCCACCCTTCGTTTCCTTCATCGTGACCTCGTAGACCACTGCGTCGTACGTACCAGCCGGAAGCGGCTCAAAGCCCTTCAGGTCGGCCTGTGACATATTGAGGTTAAGACCCAACTTTCCTCTCCTTTACTTGCCGTTGTTTGTGGCGTTGATCGTATGCCACATATCAGGAATGGTGGGATTAACGATAACCCCTACCATACTACCGTCCGAGTCCCTGCCAAGGCTATCAGTGCGATCCTTGGCAATGACCTTCTCGCTTGCTGTGATCTGAAGAATCCTGTTCCTCACCGCACCATTCTTTTCCTCCTTAACACGCAACATTCCGACAATATCGAAGAACCCAGGAGCATCGGCACGCATCTTACCAGGCAGAGCCGGGTAGTATGACGTAACGTTGGTCTGCTCGTCCTTCACGCTACTGAGCAGTGTAGTCATAATGGTATGAACAGGCAAGTCCTTGTAACCACGGATGATACGCCGTAGTCGTTCCTGAGACTTACCCCACGCTCGTTGCGATGGAACGTCCTTATCGGTTCTTTCGGGCTGTCGGTTGTATTCCTCCTGCATCACGGTACGCATGTCGAGCTTCTGAAGTTCACTGAGGGAGTCAATGATGACTGTCTTGTAGCCTCCACCGTTATGCTTCTGAAGCTCGTCATGTACCTTGACGATGGTATCTATGTCGCGCACCTGAATCACGTCGATATCGGTTCTAGTCCGAAGCGACGTAACCCCGCCTTCAACGTCGAGGATGAGGATAGGTGCGGTATCAGGATGATCCGCAGCACTACCGGCTAGAACAGTCTTACCGACACCTGGCTCACCGTAGATGAGCAGGTTCATATAAGGCACACTCTCTGCCGGGGGCATAACACCTAGACTATCGCGCAACGCACTGTTAGCGGTGGGCTTAGTCTTTTGGGCTGTAGCTATGATTCACCTCCTTTCAAGCTGCTTTGTCTGCTCTAACCGTCGTAAGCACTTCGATGCTTCTTTTGAAGCTGCCGAGACAAGTAGTGCAGAAGTCGTATGTCTTAGGTTCCTCATGGTCAGAAACCCTACTGTCGTAACTGACAGTAACACCAGTAAAGGGGTTGTAGTCCTTAGACTCTTTATCGCACCCGTCACATCTGTATACAGTAGCCATTACTTCTTTTCCTTCTTGTCGTCTTCGTCGGAGAAGGCTTCGTCTACCGCCTTCTCAACCTGCTTCATCGCTTCTGCCGGTGCTGTAATCGGCAGCGCGATAACCTCTCCGAGAACCTTACCTACGAGTTTACCTAGCATTACTCGTCTACCTCCCGTCCGTAATGGTGTTCGTTGTAGTAGCCCTTACAGAACTCACACCATACAAGACCTTCACGCGACGGAGCCTGGTTGACCGGTGCTTTGCGCTCATTGTCCTTCTTAAGCAGAGCAGCAATGGTAGCGGGGTCAAGACTCGTCATCGTTCTCGGCTATGATTACGACGTTTTCCATGTCAACCTTAGCATTACCTATGGCACGAATCCTACTGTCCTCAGTAACGAGGATAGTAATGTTCTTCATCTCGACATACCCAGGAGACTTGTAGTTAATACCAACGTTACCCGGCGCAAAGTCCTTCGGAGGCTTACCGAGGAAGAACCACCCTTTAATCCTATTCATCATCGTCGTCTTCCATTGCGTCCATCATGTCCACAGTGTCTTCCCATGAAATGCAATGACCGTACATAGGATGATACGGGATGATGATGGGATCGCGGTCGCCTTCCTTAAGTTCCTTACACACCTGAAGCATATGCTCATCGTCCTTGTCTTCCCAAACGATGATAAGGTGCAAGTGCGGTGGCTCGACGTAACACATACGCTCACCACAACCAGGGCACCTAACAGGCTTCATCTGTACACAGTACCAGCCTTCGTAGTTAAGATCGTCCTCGCTCTTAGCAGCCTTCATAGCGTGGTGGAACATATCCTCAAACAGTTCCAGCAGAGGCCCAGGAAGCTGCGAAGCGTCAGTAACGATAGTAACGGTGGGGTTATCGTATTCAGGCATTGTGTGACCTAAACCTAAGAGGCTTGAAGAACACAGTCCACCACTTAATAGGCCAACGCTGCTTCTCGCCGTCTTCGTTCTTCCAACACCAATGAATCTGGAACGACACGCCAAGCCTGTTAACCATCAACTTGGGCACGTACCAGCTAATAGGTGTTGTTCGTCTAACGATCATAGTTAGGAATGTAGTTGCCCTTGAGCATTGCTTCCCAATCGCTACCGTCTTCGGCTGCAATGCAAGGTGCGCGGAAACGACAGCGAGTACAGCTATAGTTCTTAGAGGGGTTAGGATACAGAACGAGGTCTGGATCGAGCATGTCCCTAGCTTCGTAGAACAGGCGCAAACCAGCGTTGAGAATCTGAGACTTATTGCGCGTAGTGTACTCAGTCCAGAGAAACTGCTTCTCGCCACGCTCTAGCAAGTAAGCGTAGTACTCCTGCATCTTGACCGAACCGTCGTAGACCACCTTCAGGTTGTTTTCTTTTATGCACTGTGAAAACATCTCTGCTGTGGTGCTTTCCTTCTGACGGTCGATACTTGGCAGACCCTTGTTAGTCATGGTCGGCGGCTTAGGGTACGCCTTACGGAGCGCGACGTAATGAATGCGGTTAATCTCGGTGTACTCCAAACCGTACATTTCCGCTTCAAGAGGCGCTGCCCACAGATAAGTCGTACACTGCTCGTCCAGTTCTAGATGCGCGAAGTAGTCATCGTCCAGCTTAGCAGCGGTCTTGTAGTCACGAATGACATAAGCACCGCTATCGTTCAACTGCACGATCTGATCCATGCGACCGCGAGCGTGAACCTGCTTAAGCAACGGAACCAGCTCCATACCACTGATCGCTCTCTTAGGCTCCTTAAACAGTGGCCCGTACATGTTCTCGGCATCGAAGTCGGGTTCCCAACCTTCAGGCATAACACGCCTGTCTTCAGCGTACATTGCCTTACCGTCTTCGTCGAGGATCGGAACGCTAAACAGATGCTCGTTGCTAACAATGCGGAAATCGTCGTTAGCGTCCGAGTACTCCTTGAAGAACTTAAGCATGCCTCGGCCCAAGTCGAGGTGTTCCATGAACTCGTCGTACCTTTCGTCGGCATTAATCATAAGGTCTTTAATGCCCTGGACGAAGTAGTAACCCTCTTGCTTGGCGGGAACGGGGTCACGATCAGCGTAACCCTCTAGCTCGCTTTCGTGGACTAGTCCACCGTTCCACTCCAAGTCGAACCAAGCCTCAAACACCGCTACCGGGTCTTCAGCCAGCTTACCGTAGTAATACTGG